CCGGGTACTAAATTTGTTTCATCAACCTCTACTAACATGTTACCTGATAAAACAGCGTTATCAACAGCCATACGCATAAAACCATTCATTAATGTTTGCGTATCATCCATATTTTCTGCTATGCCAACACCAAAGAATGAGTATGGATTTAATTCAAACGGTGCAGCAGCGTATGGTATTTTTGCTGGTTTAAAAGGATTAAGCACCATGCGAATAAGTTTATTATTACATACCCACACATTTGCTTGCAGTTCATCAAAGTCTTTTAACTCTTCTGGTATTTCTACACTTTGGTCTTCTAATATATTAGTATCAACCATGCCCCAATATTCAAGAACTTCAAAACGGTCTACACCATGTTCTGGGGCATAATCGGATAAATCATCTTCCCAATATTTTTTAGTATAGTTTTCACCAAAAGATATTACTTCATCTATTACTTGGCTTCTAAAGTATGGACGCTTTTTAAGTTGGCGTAATTGTGAACGGGACATCTTATGTCGTTCAATAACAAACTGTGCCTCATCCATATTATTTGCATCTGGGTCAGGATAAAAGTTCCAGACAGATACATGGTCTACTTGAGGAACTGTTTTAAACAGTGGGTCATAATTACCATCATCACCCCAGTTTGGATACTCTTTATCTTTAGCAAACGGACCTTTCATAATGCCTGTGCCAAACAAAGCCATTTCAAAAGAACTACTTCGTAAGTTTTTATTTGCACCAGACTCTTCTAACTGGTCATGTATTTTTTTCTGCATCTTTTTAGCAGCAATCATAGCTGGACTAAACTCAATAGCAGTTGGTGTTTTACCCGGACCTTCTTTTAATTTATCTTGTACAGGCTCTAACTTTTCTTCTAATGCACCAAGTTTTTCTGTTAGTGTTTTAGATGTAGCACCTTTTGGAAATTCCATTCCATCGCCCGAAAAACCATAAGGGCTAGATAGATTAGTTGTAGACTGAAGTTCTTTAGGCTCTTTAGGGTCAAAGTGTACATCAGCTACAACCCCTTCAGGGAGTGTTGTAGGCTCAATAGAAAGAGGAAACTTATTATTAGCAAATAAAACATCAACGATTTGACCATAAGCAGCAAGCGTTTTAGTTTTAGTAACTTTAATAAATATGCGAGATTTTTCTGCTTCAGTAAACTGAACATCTGGACCGTACAATCCTCTATAATTTCTGTATGCTCTTAACCAACGCTCTTCATCTTGATAACGATAATCTTCGGCACGGCTATAGCGTTCCATTATAAAAGGAATTATATTAGATACATCAGCATCAGCTTCTACAGAATCATCTGTGTCTTCTAATGCAATAGCATCGTCTTCAATCATAATTTCATCTTCAGCCATATTTTAATCCTTAGTATCCAAAGGTAGCATCTGCAACTTGCATACCGCCACCGGGTCTACCCACTGGGTCATAATCAAATATACTAAATCTTGGACGTGACATTATACCATATCTTAATGCATCGTACAAGTGGTCTTCTGCTTTCGTGTCCACATCTTCTGGATTCTTTTTATCCAACGGTATAGACGGTAGTTGGGAGATAATGTTTGTGCAACTATTAAAGAAAACAAGTCTAGGCTCTTCTGTAAATTCATCTACCTGTAAACGTCTATGTATTTCGTTTTTACCCGCTACACGGCTACCACGGCTTCTATCTGATGGTCTCCACCTGCAACCTCTGCTTATCATTTGTTCTGCAAGAGATGGTCCAGTATCACCACGCTTATGCCAAAGAGAACTATCTAAAACGCCATACTTAATATTTCCATCTTCAGCTTCTAAATCTAATATCATTTCAGCTAAGTCAGTAGCTAAGACTTTTGACACGTACAATTCCCTGTACACAATGATTTGCTCAGACGGTGCGACAGCGCACCATACAACACCACTGTAAGAACCATAGCCGTAATCACATGCTCTGAACTTAACCCAATTGTTAGGAATATTAAAAGGTTCAATAACATGAATATCACGGTCAAACTCTGTGAACGCAGCACCTTCTTTAATATCCCAATCACCGTCCAAGAGTTGCCGTCTTTGCTGCTCTGGGAGCGACAAGAGCATAGCTTCGTAGTCACCTGTTTCAGAGAGATATGGGTTGTCAGATAGTCTAGCAGGAATGAACCTACGTTTAAATAATGGTTTACCAGCCTTGCTATGCCCTGCTGGATACCTAAGAATTTCATGCGTTTCAATATCTGTCGCATCGTATGCCTTATTATAAGGTGCTGGGTCAATAAACATTTTCTTTACCCAGTGATGACCTCTTCCACCGGGGTTTGTTGTTGCCCTCATAAAAATAGGCAAATCAGGGGCAGTGGACCGTAGACGACTTCGCATGTAATTCCATGCATATGGGTTTCCCCATTGGGTCAGTTCGTCAAAGCCTATCCAGCT